TATGCGAATCCTAATTGAGGTGGCTCGCTTGGCATCGCAAACACTTTGGCTCGGCTTTCCCTTTCCCGACCACCTTTCAACTGCTCGAGCCGTGCTGCTGCGCGGTCAAGATCTCTTTGCTCAGAAAGCGACAGATTCATCCGCGGATCGCCCCATTGATGCGGGCGCATATCCTGCAGTTGTTGGCCATACCCGGCCTCTTCGAGAATCCCACTGTATTTTGGATCACGCAACAGCGTTGAGAAGTCAGGGGTGCCGCGGACCCGTTCAGGAGTCAATAAGCCTCTCTGCAGAATCTCCCGTGCTGGGAGTCCCGTCTCTGCTTGCATTTCATACAATGGCATAAACAGCGACCAGGTGGTTTCTTGAGCCTCGGCAGGAAACATCCCCGCACGTTGCCCAGCTTCACGCAACCTGGCGCTTGTCCCAACATAGCCAGGCGTAAGACCAGGATCTCCTCGAGCAATTTGGATTGCCGTTGGAGAGCCACTGAACAGCCCTTGATTAACGCCTAGCCCGTTGGCCATCCATGCGTCATTCGTTACCCGGTAAACGTCATCAGCAAGGTTCCGATAGAACGAGTCCACCTTCGGGCCGGACAGCGTAATTTTTGATGGGTCGCTTGCCATTAGAGCGCGGTGGGCGTTGTTCTTCCATGCATCCAGTACGGATTCCTCGCCCTTGTTTCCGAGAACGCTGCGGCCCATGATTTCGTTAATGGCCTTAGCACTCTGAGGTCGACCAGCCGCCGTCCAATTTTTCCAAGTGTTTAGAGCGTTCAGCAGGTTCATCTCAACAGATGTCTGCGGGGACATGGCCGCTAGCAATGACGCAAACCGCGGAGCATCATCGCCGAACACGTCCATCAACGCTTGTGTGCTTGCCCGATACCAGCCCTTCTTTGCTTCCCCTGCTTTGGCCACGCTTGCAAGCTCACTCGCTCTTGGCAAGATTTCTAGCAAATGATTCATTTCACGAACTCCCTCAGGGTTGGCAATCACTTTGCCAATCTCCTGCGGGGTCATAAACTTTGACGAATATCCAAAATTTGGGAATTGAGTCGAAAGAGTTTCAAGCTTTTCTTTTTGTTGTTCTGTCAACTCTTTGCGTTGAGCGCGTTGCAGCTCGCGGCTTGTTTGCCCCCTAACCGGCTCATTAGAAGGGCGTAGAGCACCCTTTAGCTCTCGGCCATCCTTAGGCATCATATACATTGGGCCGGCGCCGGTAGCCTCAGCCAGCCTGCCCGCCATTCTTTCTGCCGCGGGGCTCCTCGCTAGATCAACTGCAGCCCTACCGAGAGCCGGGGCAGCCCTGAGCGTACCCGCAGCGCCTGGCAGCATACCCAATGCGGAAGCGCCATAATTGAGAAAGGCGTCTCCGTACCTGCCGGCCGCACGATCGTACTCTGCTTGCCTTGCTGCACGAACGCCCTCCTCGAGCCCCTTAGCGGAGCCCAGGAACGGCACGAAGTCGACAGCACCCATACCGCCAGGGATACCGCTATCGGATCCACCGAACGCCGTCATGGAGAGCTTGCGGGCCCTAGCTGGGGTGGTGACCTTACGCAACTGCTCCTCGAGGAAAGCCTGCGCCTTCTCCGCCTGGGTTAGCTCTCGGCTGCGGACTTCAGGTTCAACACCGCGAAGCAGGCGCTCCATCGTCGGGTACGTTACTGGCATATGTCACCTATGCGGCGTAGGGGTTAACGCGCTTCCTGCTGGCGCCGGAGTCCGCGTAGTCATCTTCGTCGTAGTCATCTCGAGGCGGTGGGTCAATCTCAATCCAGCCCGAGTCACGCAGAAACCTCAGTCCCTGGCTGGTGCAGTCCACAAAGTCATCGTGCGTCGTCTCAGGGAATGCGCAGAGCTGGCTGACCATTCCCTCGGCCCAGTCGCGAACATAGCCAGGCCTGGTGCTGCTCTCAGGTATCCAGACCCTGCCGCGGGCGATTACGTTGCTGACGATGTTGAGTCGCTGCATCTTGTCTGCTTTGCCGGGGTTATATGAGCGAACGGGAAGATGCGCCCTTTGAAGGTCCTGAATGAGGCTGATACCGGCTGACTTATCCTCAACCAGAATGAGGTCAACGCGCTTGCGATCCTTTCCCTCGCCATACACATTGTCGTATTCCTCAATTACCTTAGGCCGTAAATCGGGGTATTGTAATCTATCCTGCCAGCAATCAATGACCATCACAGCCATTGGATCGTCAGTCGGTTTAAAGACGCCATAGGTAATACAGGCAGTCGGATCGTTTTGCGTCTTTTCAGTATATGCGCAATCGTAACTCTGGATAATGTATTCAAACCGCGGGAATGGCTTATCTGCCGGCCATAACTTGAACATATCCCTTTTGACAATCCCGCTCTCTTCGGGGTCAATGATCTCGGCGAAGATCTCCTGGCGCCCAAGCTTGGTCCCCTCATACTGCAGGATCTGTCTTTGAAAGTTAGGCGATAGGTTGGCCAGGTTGGTGTACGTCGATGCCGTAGTCACCACAACATCATCGCCGTCCCTGCCGATCAGGTCGATGATCAGGTCCTTAGGTCTGGGGGTGGTGGTGCAGATCATGATGGTGCGCTTACCTAGCCGCAGCCCGAACTGGATTTGATCCCAGGCCGCTTGCAGATAATCCCAGGCCGCTAGCTCATCCGCCCAGGCAAAATGGAACTGAGGGCCGCGGAAGCGTTCTGGCTCTGATGCTGGAATGCCCTTGATGAGCGAGCCGTTCTTTAGCTTGAGCTCGTGCAGCGACTTGTTGTAGTCCTCTACCAAAATGGGAGGAATGACGTTAAGAAGCCCGCTGTCGCCCTCAAAGCAGGTTCCCCTGACGTCAGATGAGGTTGGGGCCGCAACAAGGGCTCGAGTGCCTGGATTAGACCATGCAAGCCACCCTATCTGCTCCGCGGCTAATCTCGTCTTGCCTGCTCCCCTCCCAGCGCACAAAAGCCAAATACTCCACCAGTCCCCTGGCGGCATTATCTGGTGCTTATGGGCCTGGGTCAGCCACTTTGCCCGCCACAGAAATGCTGCCTTTTGTTCTTCGGATAACGCCGCAAACTTTGCCTTGACGTTGGGGTCCGATAGCGTCTGGATTACGGCATCATTCATTCAAGCCAGTGAGATGACGACACAGTGCCCTGATGGCAGACGTAGGTGACCGTCATCTTGTCGGGGTTGTGTTTATGGAAGAACTTAGGCATCGTCACCTTACTTACCACGTTATCAGCCCAGAAGTGCTCGGTGTTGGCCTCGAGGTCATTTAGTAGCTCTTCAGCGAACGTCCTGTTAAACGCCATTGATGAGCTGATGCCACCAGGATCATGGGCAGTGAAAGGACCGCGGTAATACTCATAGAACCCTGGCTTGACCTTGAGGAGGCCGCCGGTAGAGTTGATTACCATGTAGCTGTTTTGAAGATCCTTAATGCTCTCCTCAATGTGGTTGGAGCGGTAGATCTCGTCGTGGTCTGCCCAAAAGAAATACTCGCAGCCACTTTCAATCAAGAACCTCAAGGGTATCGAATACCACAGGCACTGGTTCTCGAGCTGCTCAGGGGTATGCATCCAATGGTGGAGGTATGGCAGCTCCAGATCCTCAATGGCCCACTCGAAGCTGCCTGGGGTACCGTTCTGGTGAAATGCAACCAGGTCAGGCTTTACGGTCTGTGCTGCGAACTGGAGTGCTGCGAATCTTGCAAAGTCTGGCCGTGAGTAAAGCGGCGTAAAGATACCGATCATTGATCTTCCAGTTGACGCTTAGATTCCAAGTTCGTAATTATGGCGTCAAACACTGTAGTGTCAACCTTAATAGGGCCACCATTCTCACCGGTCAACTCAATCTGGGAGCGATCACTCCATCCTGCACGGGACTTTAGCCAGAAGATGGCCGCGGGGATATTCCCGTTCTTCCCTGCATTAAAGAGCGACGTAGCCATCTCTGAGGTGGCATCAATACGTCCATCATCAAGCTCTCTGCGGTACTTACGGACAAGGGTATCTTGAGATATACCGATTTTAGTGGCGATATCCTCATGACGAATGCCAGCAGCCGCTAGTGTACGAACTATCGTTTGATTGGCCTCCGTTACATGGTGCATTTTAAAATCTCCGAAAAAAACAAATAGCGACAGCGGCGTCACTTTATATTTATCTTTTCTTTTCTTGTCTTTCTTATCTTTCTGGCAATGCTAGCCCTTACCGTATCTATGGAAAAGACACAGGACCGCTTTACGCTGCTCTGGCAACGCTTCCCAGACTTCTTTCAACCACCCGGCTCTAGGATTCGCCCACCGCCCCCGCTCTGGCTTGCTCGTGTAACGGGGTTTGCAAGCTCCCACCACCGACGGACCGCATGGGAGCGAGCGAACATTATGGCATAAAAATTCTTACGTTAGTTGAACTTTGGCCAGAGCATGAGCATACTCTTCTTTGCTCCGCGGCGGACCAGCTCCTTCTCACTGGCTATCAGTCCACCTGGCAGGCCGTAGTAGCCGGGGATGTGGAAGTGTGGGACGAGGTTGATGCCGTTGAGTACCAGGCACTTGGTGGCCACTTTAGCTGATGCGATTGTCATGATTTATCCTTGTTAAAGTATGTGAGCCAGAGTTTCTGTCGTTGTTCTGGGAGTTCGAGAAAGAGTCGTGCAGCTAGGTCTGTAACGGATGCAATAGTGAAGTTGCTCTTGTGGTGCTCACCGACTTCGCACTCGTAGAAACTACGTTCTGTGCTCTTTTCGATGAGGGAGCGAATCTCCTCCAACCGCTTCTTTTGTTCTTGGTAGTAGTCCATCTTATTGGCCCTCGAGCTGCGCGAGTTCTTCTGCTACCCACTGGATTGCCCAGGAGTGTGATGGCTCGTCGATCAGGTTCTGGACCCACTCGAAGTTCTCAAAGCCTGCGACCTTGAACGCCTCGAAGTTGGCGAAGGTCACGAACTGCTCTACCAAGTACTCCTTGGCCCACTCAGCATCCTCGATGGCTGGGTACGCCTGGTCTTCGAGGAACCGCTTGATTTCTTGCTTGATGTTCATTTCACTGTCCTTTCTCTTGGTTGCGATCGTTAGTGACCGTAGACAAATAGTGGCACAAACGAATCGGTCTGTGTGAATTTTTTTCAACTTTTTTATAGGGACAAACCCTAACGTCTCCACCAGTGATACTTGTGCTGGTCCGTATGAGGAAGGACGCACTCCAGAGTCTTGACAACACCAGCCGTGCCCGCGCTGGGACAGGAGTAGGTCGTGACCCTTACGAACGGACGGCTGCGGTTCCACAGCAGGCTAAAGCGCACACCCCACTGCCATCTAGCCCGCTCCCAGTAGGTGATAGCCAGGCCATACTGTCCGTCAGCCTTCTCGGCCCAGCACCAGTGCTCAGGCATGACGAGGATCGTGAACCGGCGTATTTTTGCTTCGATTCTCATTCTGTTTCCGTTTGTCTTTGTGCTTTCCCGACCCTCGAGGAGGCCTCTGGATCAGATCGCGGATTACGGGATTTCGTTTTTTCACTTCACCGCGGATGTTAGCCGGATCGTTCACTCTCGAGCTCCGCAATCAGACGGTTGATATACCAGGCGGCCTTCTTCAGATCCACCACAGCGTCGCCCTTCAAACCGGCCCTGGAGAGGTACTTGAGTGCGTTGAGCCTCAGGTATCCCCGGAACTCCTCAGGGCTCGCCTTGGCCCGCATATAGTCGATGGTCTCGATTCCGCCCGCGGTGTAGTGGCCTGGGCTGTTAACTTCATCATTCATAGCAGGCGGCCTCTCGAGGAAGGTTTCGCAGGATGTAGGAATACTCGGGCTCTAGCGCCGCGACCTTCGACCGGTACAGTGTCCGGCGCCTGCCGTTTTCAATCTCGTCATCCTTTACGATTGAATTGTTCTCTACCAGCCTCATCAAGACCCCTGAGATGGACTTCCTGGTCATACCCTCCACCTCAATCTTAGACATCTGGATGGGTCCGTGCTCAATGATGTAATCAAGTACCCGCTGCTGCGTCATCTTCTACCTTCCATTGTCTGATCATGAAATA